TTCTTAAATTCTAATGACTTAGTTCCGTTTCTGGCGACACCTGAGCTACTAACTATTCTTAGTGTTCCTCTCTCTGCAGATGGACTACTACCTGTAATAAAAGGTGGATTAAATAATGCTGTAGCTTGTTCGAAACTACCTGTTAAGAAAAGTTCTGTATCTATTTTTTGCTTTCTTAACATAACCGAATAATAATCACCATCATATATTGGTAATTTATCTGTTACGGTCTCCTTATAGCCCTCCGAGCCAGATAACATAAAAACAACAGAACCTATATTATCTGGTTTACCATTGTCTTTTAGTTTTATGGCCCATCTTGTATCCTTTTGCACTAAAATTTGGTCAGAACCTGATGCGGCTCGGAATCTAAATTGAACCGTTTCAGGTTTTCTTGTTGTTTGTGAGGTGTTCTTCCATTCAGTATCTACAAATTGTGTCCCTCTAAATCCAAGTGCACGGGTGAACTTTCTTGATATCTCGAATTGTGGTTTTTGATTATCTTTTTTCACCCCACCATATTCTCTAACTCTTAAAATTGAACTCGGTATGCCATAACAATTCATTATTGCCTTGAGTGAATTTTTAGTGCCCTTTGTTTTGAGAATGTAAGGCATACTTGTTATCAATCTTTTAGTTATCTCTTTAGATATATCAGACTCAATTGGTGAATTAGTTGAACCTGAAGTATAAAGTTCATATTCACCGCTTCCACTCAGTTTTTGTCCAAATCCAAATCTACTTAATTCAATCAAATCTTTTCCGTCTTGTGTGTCCCAACCTAATGATTTTGCCACTGCAAATAGTAAATCCTTAGACATACCTTCAGATAATTTATTTGACCTATCAACAATGCTTGACAAATTTTTTGTGTACAACCATAACTCATCAAACTGTTGCCCAATCATATCCATGAAATCTAAAAAAGGTTTATTTTCTCTATCAGTTGTTATATGTTCTGGTAATAAATTTATTAATCTATTCGGATTATCCAAATCGTAAAAAGACGCCGAGTATATCTGACCAGTTTTCGTTTCAACAGCACCATACCAAGAAGTGAACGATGCATTTGAAGAAGTTATTGGAACATGAGGACTGGCATATGTACCTGCACCTGTTTTTGGCCAAGAAGCATCAAATGTTTCGCCTAAAGAACTTGTCGAATAAGACGAACTTACGTTATACAAATATTTTTCATATCCATCAAAATTATTTTTCGTATCACGTATACTATTTTCAAAAGTCAGTGCATCAGCTGCACCATTTGTTAATGCGGCATTTGAAGAACTTTGTGCCGTGAAACCTTCAATTTGTTGTAATTTATATTTAAAATTCTCTAATCTTTTTTGTGCAGAACTAAAATTAACAAACTCTCCATACCTACTATAGTCTACATTTAATTCGACTTGTTCACTACCAGATATAAATCGGTCTATTATATTTTTTTGTAATTTTTTATCTGTAGTTATTAAGTTATTATAATTCTGATAAGGTACCTGTCTATTAGATATTGGAGAATCTTTTGGGGGGCTTTCAGGTGGTATCAAAACATTTAGTTGTTCCTCCTCTTGTTCATAAGGATATAAATCGACAACCTCTGTTATCTGTGGTAACACCTCTTTTACAATATAAACATTATCTAATTCTTGTACATCCTCATCTAATGGTTTGTATAATTTTAAGATGTTTGCAAATGGTGTTTCAGGAAATAAATCTTTATCAGATTTTATATTTGTAACCAACATTTTATTATTGTCACCCAAATGTAAAAACGTGTTTAATTCTGTTACGTCATTTATCCTATAGGATATTTCAACATTATCGAACGTATCACTTGGTTTATTTCTTTCTCCTACGAAACCTGCTAATTGTCCGAAATCATCCCAATTCTGACTTATTTTTATAATGTTATCTTCTACATTTGTTATCTCAGATATGAAAGGTGCAAAAGTTCTTCTTATAACCTCTTCTTCATTTGTTCTTTTTACTATCTCTAATTGAGTAAATGGTGATATTTCTACTCTGTCTGTTTCATCGAATTCTACTCTAATAGTATAAGTGCCTGTTTCATTGAAACCAAGGGCGGTCGGCATGAATGTAAAAATAGTTTTATTATCATCACTAGAATCTGTGAATAATGAACCATCTGGTTTTTCTATTACCCATGACCAAGTTGAATTACTTTCTTCGTAACCTTCAAGATTTATCTCAACATCTGTATCAAAAAAAGCTTTAGCTGGGATGGAGTCTAAATCAACGCTTTGTCCAAATACTAAACTCATTAGTTAGCCTCCATACAAGCTGGATAAAAAACTTCACTAACTAATCCGTCTTTTGATGAAATTTTTAGTCTAACACCTACTCTAATTACATCCCCATAAATATGAACTTGTAATTCTTTTAGGTCTGTGCCTGATGTGCTTAAGGAGTTTGGTTGAGATGGTATAAAAATTTCACCACCATCGGTACCTGGTATTTTAGGTGTAATTTTGTTATATTTATTACCCTGTTTATCATAACCAAAAAACTCCCACTCGTAAAGGAAAGCGACGTTTTGTGGTCTTTCAGAAATACTTCTAAGGGTTACGATTACTGGTGATTCTGCTCCCCCACCCTCTGCTGTAAAATTGACCTTTTGAAAAATATTTTCATTCAACCATCTTACATCTCTAAAACTTCTACCGTCACCCTCAAAAGATAAACTATTATTTCCAAATTGATTTGGTGACAAAGAATCAGCTTCAGAAAGAGGGCTCAATAAATTATGAATATTCTTAAAACTTTTATCACCCTTGAACTCTCTACCATTATCTGCTATAATCAAAAATCTAGCTTGTGTTGTTGTTGAATCAAGTTCTTCTATTCTAGTATCTAAGTCTTGTTGACTTACCTGTTTTGTTTCCGACTCTACATATGCATTATTTAGATATATCAATCCGCCTTTCATTTCTGGTATTATAGAGTCGTTATTTTGGAATTCTAAAGAAAGGGATTGTCCTGCTAAAGTTGAACCTTGTGCATCAACCTTAAAATTTACAGAATTATTTTTAATTTTTAATCTTCTCGTACCACTCGGTAAACTCAAAAATCTATTTATATATTCAATATCTTTTATTTCTTGTGGTAGTATTCTAATCTCACGTCTTGTGCCTGATATTTCTTGAATGAAATATTTTAATTCTAATAGTCTAAGTATTATACCCTCTGAATCTTCATGTGATTCCCCATCCATAATTGTTCCATCTGGCATTACATGAAAGTCACCGTCATAGATATCACCATTATCGTCAACTAAAACAGTCTCATCTGAGCCGGCTAAGTTTCTCAAAAAATTATATTTAACGACATATCTTCCCCTATCATAGCCAAATTTTCTAAGAATGACACCTGTTTTTAGCCGAACACCATCGGTAGAAAAAAGCACGTCACTGCTATCAACCACACCCCTTTCTAAAAAGTTTTGGTTTTCATCATGTATTAGAACTTCAACAACATCATCAGGATTTGATGGATTAAATTCTGCTACGTAACCAAATGGCATATTTGTTGGTTTTACTCTACCACCTGTGTCTAAAATTTGTAAATCTTTTTGTTCTATTCTAACTTCCATTATACGATGTCCTCACCTGTAGATATTGAATCTATTGTATCTTGGTTGAGTGTTTTCAAGTCTTGTATTGATTTACCTACTGCATAAAAAATAGCAATATTTGTAAAAAATCTTTTTTGTCCATTTTCTATCAAAAATCTATCTTGGCTGAATGGGTCATCATTAGTTATCACATCACCCTCTTCAATACCTTCAGGCAAATTACCAAGAGATAATTGTGATAATTCATTAATGTCTCTGTTTATAACTGCGTTTAAGTTCTGTCCTCTTGTATAGATTGGATAACCATCATTTGATATTGTAAATGTATTTCTTCGTTGTTCTTCCGTGATGTAGGATTGGTATAGTGTCTGATTTAGTTCCGCATCCTCAATACCTGAGTTTGTCAATATATCCTCGTAAGATTGTAAGATATTATTGTCATCTCTAAAATTATTTTGTGCAGATGCTGATACTTCTGTCAGATATTTATTTCTAAGTTCATCAACAAAGTCGGTATAAAACTCCACATCTTGTAACTCTTCTTGTGTGTAGGGCATTAGATTGTAACCTTAAACGTAAATCCCTCATCAAAAAATTGCTCTGTTACTTGAGTTGTCCCACTACCACTCACAACCTTAAACAATAAAGAATAAAATCTTTCAGGCTGATAACCGTTTAGGTCAAGATTGAAAAAATTGCCATTGGAATCACAACTTATTCTTGAACCACTACCAAAAGGTACGATAACATCTTCGGTTTCTGCATCTTGTATAGAATAAAATGAACCATCACCAGTACCACTACCACTAGGTAAATATTTAACTGTCAAATTAGATGGGGTAGTAGAAAAACTTTTATCAGGAAATCTATCCCTACCAACAACCCTAAATTTTACTCTTGATTTCTCTTTGTATTCTGGTCGAAGACCTTTCATATAGATTACCAAGTCCTCGATATCTGTTGACGATAAAGGTGATAAAGAACCTGTGCTCCATACCGAATCATCCCATTGAACTTCAAGACTTGGGGGGTATTTTGTATGTGTGTCCGAAGAGAAAAAAGATAGATTACCAAATCTAGTTGAGTTACCTTCATCATCATTACTACCTGTTGTGACCAGTCCAAGACTACCACTTCTCTTGATTATAAAACCATTGTTAGTTATAGAACCACTTATCCATTTGTTAACAATATCGGTAACATCCATTCTAATATCAGATGTTTTATGAGTAATTGATGCTGAAGCTTCAAATCCACTCCCTGTAAACCAACTCCCACCTGACGCAGTTATAGGTGGTCTCCATAATGTGCTCTGTGCACTTCCATCTCTAAAGTTCCAACTACAACCCTCGGTGGTCAATGGGTTATCATCCAATCTACCACCACCCATAGTCCAAGAACCACTTACAGGATAAGAATATAAACTTTGTGTTGTATTCAAATTAGTAGAATTAGCTTCAAATAAATTTAAGAAATATTTTGGTTTCTTAATAATTCCACGATTTATGTCTCTAGTTATTCTAGTCAAATCAAATTCAATTAGAGCACGAGACACGTTAATTGTTCCACCACCAGTGCTTATATCTTTTCTAACCTCAAGTATTTCGTCAAGACCTGTGTTTTGAGAACCACTAGCTTGATATAAAGTTGCATCTTTTTCAGAGAATACAAAATAATGCATACATTTACTCCGTTATTCCTAAGTTATCCCCAACAACCTTACCTCTTATATCAGTATTAGGAAATCTAATCTGAAATATACTTGGGTCAAGAGCTGGATAAATAGTTCCATTTATTGTTGCTGATTGAATATCATACGTGTTACCAGAATAACCATCTGATTTCTTAAATTTATTAGTTATAACTATTGGTGTATCACTGCCACCCTCTAAGGGTTTTGTCACTGCTGCGACACCATCTACTAATGATAATTCATATACGATATCGGACATTATTATAGGTTGTCCAATCTGCCAATTATCTATATTGAAAAAATCTTTTAGTGTTGCTACACACCTTAATAACACATCATTTTTATTAAAACCTACTTTAGTCAATATGGCAAAGTCGATTGATATATCGATGATGTAAGCATCTTTGATATTTATAGCATCTGTCACTAACCTATATTCCGATAGATAATTCTTGAGATTTTCTTTGACAGTTTGTGATAATGGTTCTAATACTTTATTACTATTGTATCCCAAAGTATACATATTTAATGCTAATGGATTTGGTATCCTAGCCTGTAAAGACCTTATCGTTCTTTTGTTATCAACATCATCTTGTGTAACCGCTCTATCCAAATCATCTATGGCGGATGCGGTATTCAATTGGTCATCTTGTACTAAATTTACCTTTGCTATGTTACCATATCTTGCGGGTAATGAATAAGCTCTAACCATGTAGTCCTCTTTTGTAACCGCCCTTTGTTGTGACTGATAATATGCTAAAGCACTATCCCTTACCTCTCTAATAGATTGACCAGCTGAACCACCACTTGATGGATTTGGATTTGTAAATGCTACAGAATTCTCGGATTCAGCGACTAAACTACCTACTATATTTTCAGTTTGAATTTCAAATTGTGCACTTGTCAATTCGGTTATATCATTACTACTAACATTATCATCTATGCCACCACCATAGGAATATTTTATTGTAAGTGTGGTGTTAGATGGTGCTTGTCCAAAAGCTTTTGTTTTTAAAAAGTTACTTGGGTCAAAAGCTTTGTTTAAAAAACTTGGACTACCTGGTAGGTTAGAACCGACATTATCTGGATTTGGAATTATTTCCTCGTCAGGATTATCTGAAGTTCCCGCGCCGAATCTTAAAAAAGTATTTTCGTTTTCGTCTACAAATGTTGTAAATC